GAACAACCGGTACGTGATCTATAACCACCTTGAGCGGATCTGGTACTACGGCGATCTTGAGCGGTCCTTCTGGCTTGACTCGCCACTTCGTCAGTACCCGATGGCTGCGTTCAGCATCCAGACTTCGTACCTGTCAGATGCCATCAATAGCAGTGTGACCATACTGCCGATAGTGAACGCTGCGTCTTATGCAAACGAAGGCGTGGTCACGATTGACTTTGAGAAGATCTACTACACCGGCAAGACCTCAAACTCGCTGACCGGCTGCACGCGTGGGTACGACGGGACTGCAGCAACGTCCCATATCCAGTACAGCACTGCGTCCTATAGCGTGCCTAATCAGATCATGAACCACGAGAACGGGAACGACGACCGTTCGACCGCAGAGATTTTGCCCATCGCAGCCTACATCGAGACTTCGGACTTCGACATCCAAGACGGGCAGAGTTTCGGGTACATCTGGCGCATGCTGCCTGACCTGACCTTCAACGGGTCGAACTCGAACACGCCGTCTGTAACGCTGACCGTTAAGCCACGACAAAACTCGGGCAGTGCCTACTCTGCGGCTAATACGCCGACTGTGACTGAAACGCAGTCCTTCCCGATTGAACTTTATACGGGTCAGGTCTATACCCGCGTGCGTGGCCGTCAGATGTCCTTCCGTATGTCCTCAGCCGACATCGGTGTGGCGTGGCAGATGGGTATGATGCGCCTTGACATCCGTCCTGACGGGAGACGCTGATGATTGAAACACGCCCCTCCAAGGCTTCTAACCTTGCCATTGCTCCGGTGGATTACCAGCAGCGGTATCAGGACCAACTTAACAATCAGTTGCGTATCTACTTCAACCAAGTGGACGGCAACACGCAGGAGTTGATCCAGAAACTTAATAGCCTGTCTGTGTTGTGCTGGCTTGGCGAAGGGTCCTTCTAATGGCCTTTCAGAACATAGTCGGCAACCGGTTGGCGCAGGCGGAGACGACCACTTCGTACGCCATCATCTATACGACGCCTTCCTTGACTCGCACCTACGTCAAGAACATTGATATCTGCAACACGACATCTGGGTCGCTGCGGTTCTATATCCACTTGATCCCGAAGGGCGACACGGCAGGTACGAGTAACGCGCTTTTCTACAACGCGCCAATCAATGCCAACACGACCGTGCAGTGGACCGGCTCTGAGATTCTGACTCCGGGTGACCTGATTCAGATCAAGGGCAGCGCCGCAGGCATTTCGGTGACCATCACGGGCGGTGAAGCCACATGACGATTACAGTCTATCCGCCGTACGGGTCGGATCCTAACAACCCGATCTACATTAACTTCAATCCGGTTTCAACGGATGCGTTCGGAAGGTTGCAGGTTTCTGAGCCTTATACGTTGTTTGACAGCCAAAGCCGATACGCTGCGGACAATCAGTTCAGCACAGCGACGACCGGTACCGGCACGACAAGTTTTCTCTCCAACGAAGCCGCCGTAAAGATGGAAGTTACGTCAGGCGGTGCAGGGACTGTTGTTCGGCAGTCGTTCCGTTCGTTGCCATACCAGCCGGGTAAGGGCTTGTTGGTTCTTGCTACGTTCGTGATGGACAGCAATAACAGCGTCAACTTGACGCAGCGCGTCGGATACTACAACAGCGAGAACGGCGTCTTCTTTCAACGCATAAACGGCGTGTTCTCGTTTGTCCTGCGCTCTAGTTCCACGCCAACGCCGGGTACGCCTAGCGATGTCCGCACGGTCAATCAGTCCTCGTGGAATGGCGACAAGTTGGACGGCACCGGCCCAAGCGGTATTACGCTTGACCCGACCAAGGCGCAGATCCTGTGGATGGACTTTGAGTGGCTGGGCGTCGGCAGCGTGCGCTGTGGGTTTGTGATCAATGGCGTATTTATTCTGTGCCATACGTTCCAAAACGCGAACCTGATTACTAGCGTCTACATGACAACCGCAACGCTTCCGATGCGGTACGAGATCATCTCGACAACCGCGATTGCTGCAAGCCTCAAGCAGATCTGCTGCACGGTTATTTCGGAAGGTGGTTACGAGCAATCGTCGATTGACCATGTGGCGCGGCGTACGACGATATTTAACAATATCAATACCGCTGCTAACTTCTTGCCTATCGTATCTATCCGGTTGGCTTCGACGGCTTTGGGGGCGGTAGTTATACCAAACCGTATTCAGTTCCAGCCTACGACGCTGCAGAACTACGAGATTGCCCTGATTAAAAACCCGACCCTGACCGGGGCCTCGTGGGCGGCTGTTGCGTCTGACGCGAACGTGGAGATGGATGTTTCAGCCACGGCTATATCCGCTGCCGGGACTATCGTGCAGACCGGGTATATCTCCAACTCAGGCGGTGGCGGGCAGGCCAGCACCGTGTCCCCGACCGGGTATAACTGGGACACCCAACTTGGTGTATCCCTAGCCAACGTAAGCGATATTTACACCCTAGGCGTCCGGACCATTTCGGGTGCCACTACTGGGGACGGGGTAGGGTCTATCTCGTTTTACGACTTGACACAATAGAAGTGATACCATCCAGACAGATTGACCCCGTGAGGGCGGCATGAACCAGAATCTCTATTCAAACGGGGCTGTACCCCAGTCTAACCCCTCGTATCCGATGGCCGGACTGCAGGGCAGTACCTATGCGCCGCCGCTTAACTATAACAAGCCGACCGAGGTCGTTGGCGGGTACGATGCTAAGATCAATCCCATGACCGGAGAAGAAATGGGACAAACAAATTTTGCAAGAGGCGGGCAAATTAATCCCGAGGCCGGTGTAGCCTCGCTACTTGCCTCCCGTGGCCGCAACGGCGACAGCATGCTAGTCCACATGACCCCCGGTGAGGTACAGGGTCTACAGGCTATTGCCCTTGCTACGGGTGGCTCGCTGACTATTAATCCGAACACGGGCTTGGTTGAGGCCGGGTGGCTGAAGAACCTCCTCCCCGCGATTGCTGGTGCCGGGTTGCAGTCGCTATTTGGCAACAAGATGGGTTCTGCCCTTACTAGCGCAGTGGTTGGTGCAGCTACGGGGCTTATTGAGAAGAGCTTCGATAAGGGTATGCGGGCTGGCCTGTCTGCTTATAGTGGGGCCAAGATTACTGAAGGGCTTCGTGCCGCAAATGAGGCGATACTTCAGCAGCGAGCTATCCCACAAATTGTCGGCGGTGCAGAAGAAGTCTCTAATGAGAATCTGCGAAACCTTGACCGTAAGATTGATCTCAGCAAACTTAAAGTTGAAGTCCCGCCTATTCGCACCACTACGCAGCAGCCGTCCGTTCTTGGCGATATGTGGGGTGGAATTAAGGGATTGATGAAGCCGGAGGGCCAAGAAGCCTTCATGTCTGCTATCGAGGGCCCATACAAGAGCGACAAACTTAAAGACATTTCCAGATCCGCAGTGTTTGCTGGTCTCGCTAACCTGTTTGCGGAAGATCCCAAAAAGATCCCAACGGGTGGCATGTCCAAACCCCGTTATTACATTCCGGGCGAGCGTAACCCCCGGTACGGGCAGGGGTACAACGAGTGGTATTTCCAACCGGGGTACTATTCGGACACCTATCCCGGCTACGCAGAAGGCGGCATGATCTCTGGCGAGGAGCACTTTGCCGATGGTGGCGACGTTACGATGGTCTCCCCGGGTGCAATTCTTCCGCAGCAGATCCCAAATGCTTCGCCGTTTACGCAGGATCGTGCGGGGCTGCAATCATATTACGAGAGCCTTTTGGTTCCCCCGGATAACACACCCCGAGATACGTCGCAAATAAGTTCGTATCTGGATTTCTTGCGAGACAGTTTGAAGAAGCCCTACAAGCCTGTTTCTGGTGACTGGGATTACACCCCTATCCCGACAGGTCCTACTCCGGGCGGTGGCGGTGGTGGTACACCAGCAGTTCCGGGTGGCCCAGATCCGTATGCCACGCTGCCGGGTACCCCAATCGACCTGATTGGTACGGGTCCAAAGACGCCAGAAACGCCGACCGCGCCGACTGCGCCGCCGGAGAGGGAACTTCTTCCTCCGACCAACGTGGTAAGACCTATCACTCCGGGGCAACTCGGTGATTTGGTTACTACCCCTCCGCAATTCGATACGGGCGTTGATGAAGACTCGCCGGAGACAGAGACCTCTATTGTGGTTGACCCGGAATTCGTTGCTCCTGACTATGAAGGAGCGCCGATTATTCCTATAACGCCCGGTGGTACTGCAAGTGGCCCACCCGGGGCTGGTGGGGTAAAAGCGCCTGCCTCCAAAGATGTGGATACAAAAACCTCTATTGAGGTTTTGGAAGGCGAACTTGCTAAAGACTACACAGGTGTTCCGGCTAGTTACGCTAGACCGGGTTCTGGTGAACTATCCACCCCCGAGAGAACTGGCTCTGTAAAAGTTAGCGAGTTGAGTCCCGCACAGTTGATGCGCGAGGAAAGGCTTGCTGCTGATGCGCTTGAGCGCCAGTTGTATAAGGATGCGGGAGGTCTTGGGATGCCGGGCTTTGCCCCGCCATCACTTTCTGACTTTGCCCAAGCACAACCCACACAGCAAGTTGCCGATGCTAGTAAGCCTATTGTGGACGAAATCCTCAAGAACTTTGATGAGCAACAAAAGGCAGAAGAGAAGGAGAAGGAAGCAGAGAGAGACGCTGCTGTCCAAAAGGCAAAAGACATTGGGATGGGGATTGCTGGTCAAGCAATTCGTTCTGTTTTCCCAGCGGCTGGAGTCCTCTACGACCTGTATCAAGCGGCAACAAAGGACAAGGGTAAGGACGACAAAGGAGAGCAGAAAGCCACTGTCGAAGTAAAGACATTGGAAGAAATTGCCAAGGAAGAGAAGGAGAAGGAAGAAGCAGCGGCTAAGGCTAAAGCAGATGCGGCAGCGGCTTCTGGGGGCGGTGGCGGCGGGTCGGCTATACCCTTTGTTTCTACTAGAAACTACACACTTAGGGACTTAATTAATCCGGTTGAATCTGAAGAAGGACTTGAACGGGACGTCAAAATCTCGTTTCC